GATGGAGGAACTTTCTAAATGCAACAAAACAGTGAAGTAGATGTTAATGTATTAGTGAACTTATATCATTCAAAACTAGCAACAGCGTTAAATCAAAACGTTCTTTTGGAGGCGAAACTCCAAACTCTAAAAAATGATTTTCAAAAAGAAAAGAATGAACTTTTAGAGCAACTCGCAAATCTCACGGATAATAATGGCGAAACCACAAAGTAGAGGACAACTTATAAATTTCGGTTTGCGTAAACTGGGTTATCCTGTATTGGAAATAAATCTTGATACTGACCAAATACACGACGCACTTGATGATACTCTTCAGTTATATCAAGAACGTCATTATAATGGTATTGAGAGAATGTATCTAAAATACAAAATAACTCAGGAAGATTTAGATAGAGGTAGAGCAAAGGGAACTGATGGAGTAGGTATCGTTACAACAAGTGGTATATCTACAAACTCTGCAGGAACTGTATCAAGTAATTTTTATGAGAGTTCAAATTTTTTATCAGTTCCAGAACATGTTGTTGGTGTAAATAAAATATTTAAATTTGATACAAGTTCCATATCAGGTGGAATGTTTAGTATAAAATACCAGTTATTTTTAAATGACTTGTATTATTTTAACTCAGTAGAATTATTGCAGTATGCAATGACAAAAACTTATCTAGAAGATATAGATTTTTTACTTACAACAGATAAACAAATAAGATTTAATCAAAGACAGGATAGATTATATTTAGATATTGATTGGGGTTCACAGTCAGTAGATACTTTCATAGTGATTGATTGTTTTCGTGCTCTTGATCCAGAAGAATACAAACAAGTTTATAATGACCCATTTGTAAAAAGATATTTTGTAGCATTGATGAAAAAACAATGGGGAATGAATCTAATTAAATTTAGAGGAACTAAATTACCAGGTGGAATTGAATTAAATGGAAGAGAAATTTACGACGATGGAGTTAGAGAGTTAGAGGAACTCAGATCAAGAATGACACAAGATTATGAGACTCCTCCTCTTGACTTTATTGGGTGATGTATAATGGCATTAAATCCACATTTTCTACAAGGTTCTAGAGGTGAGCAAAGATTAATACAAAGTTTAGTCAACGAGCATCTAAAAATTTATGGGATTGATGTAACGTTTATTCCAAGAAAGTTTGTAAATCAGGCAACAATTATCGAAGAAGTTACTGCATCTAAGTTTGATGATAACTTTTTGATTGAAGCATATGTTGAAAATTTTGATGGATATGCAGGTGCTGGAGATGTTTTAACAAAATTTGGTATGAGTTTAAGAGACGAAGTAACTCTTACCATTTCAAAAGAAAGATTTGAAGAGTTTATTGCACCCTTTATGGATGCAGATGATGATATTGAGTTGTCATCTAGACCTCGTGAAGGTGATTTAGTATTTTTCCCGCTTGGTCAAAGACTATTTGAAATAAAATTTGTAGAACACGAAGAACCATTCTATCAGTTAGGAAGTAATTATGTTTATAAACTAAAATGTGAACTATTTGAATATGAGGACGAGGTTATTGACACTTCAATTGAAGCGATTGACACTCAGGTTGAAGATGTAGGGTATATTGCCGATCTTCAATTAATAGGTATTGGTAGAACAGCAACAGCATCACCAATAGTTGGAACAGGTGCAATACGAGAGATATTCTTAAATAATGATGGATTTAACTATTCAAGTAATCCAACAGTTTCAATTTCTACATCTCCAAGTTCAGTAACTGGTTCTGATGCTACTGCAGTTGCTATTACAACTGTAAGAGCTGGAAGTCAATCTGTTGAAAGAATATTAATCACGAACGCTGGATTTGGATACACAGAAGCACCAACAATCACAATTTCTGGTGGTGGTGGAACAGGTGCTGCAGCAACTTGCTCTATCAACACTGCATCAAATAGTATTGTCAGATTCACTGTAACTGATTCTGGTGTAGGATTTGGAACTGCACCAATAGTGACTATTGGAGTGCCTCTTGGAGCAACAGCAGCAGATAGGGCAACTGGAATTTCATCTATTGGTATTGATCCTGCAACTGGTTTCAACCGTGTAAATGCAATCTTATTAACAAATACTGGAGCAGGATATTCAGGTGGTGAAACTATTACAATATCGGATCCAGAAACAATAAGTGGTATTGGCACATATCATTTCAATGAAGTTGTTCAGGGAATGCGTTCAGGAACTCAAGCAAGAGTTAAGAGATGGGATGCTGATACAGGAATACTTCAAGTGGGTAATGTTGGTATCGGGACAACAACTACAGGATTCTTTGCTGGTGAGGATATTAAAGGTCTTACTTCTGGAGCGTTATTTAGTGTTGCTAATTTCGACGATGACACCAGCGATAAATATAATGAAGGAGATATCTTTGAGTCAGAGGCAGACTTGATAATAGACTTCACTGAATCAAATCCATTTGGTAATTTCTAATGTTAGGGAATTATTTTTATCACGAAATTATAAGAAAAACAGTAATTGCTTTTGGCACACTGTTTAATGATATACATGTGCGTCACGATGATGGAGCAGGGAATACTATATCAGATTTAAAAGTACCAGTTGCATATGGTCCAAGACAAAAGTTTTTAGCAAGAATTACACAACAAGCAGAACTCAATAAAGCAACTCAAATTACATTACCAAGAATGTCATTTGAAATCACAAATATATCATATGATTCTACGAGAAAGGCAGGTATAACACAAACATTTAAAGCATTAGATAGTGATGATGGTGATAAGATGAAAAAGGTATTCATGCCAGTTCCTTATAATCTGGGATTTGAATTGAATATTCTAGTAAAACTACAAGATGATGGGTTACAAATATTAGAGCAGATATTACCTTTCTTTCAACCAGGTTTCAATATATCAATAGATTTAGTTAAATCTATCGGTGAAAAAAGAGACATACCAATGGTGTTAACAAATATCGCACAACAAGATGATTATGAGGGTGACTTTGCAACAAGAAGAGCTTTAATATACACTTTATCATTTACAGCAAAAACATTTTTCTTCAATCATATTGCAAAAACACCAGAGGGTCTTATCAAAAAAGTACAGTTGGATTACTACTCAGATACAAATACAAGAACAGCGAAACGTGTTCAAAGATATACTGTCGTTCCAAAGGCAAAGAAAGATTACAACGATGATGATGTTATAGATACACAAGATGATGTATTAATTGAACCAGGTGATGACTTTGGATTCACTGAAACAAGCACGTTCTTTGGTGATTCTAAAGATTTTGCACCAAATAGAGGAGTAGACATCTAATGAAATCTTACACTCAATTTATTAAAGAAGTTAGCACATCTGTATATGGTGAAGTAACAGTAGGTTCTAAACCCTCTACAGTTACAAAAAAATCCATATCATCAGGAGTTGACAAAGCAATTAAAAATATTGGTTCAGGAAAAGGTGAATCTACAGTTGCAAAAAAAGGAGGATATGGTTTATCAGGTGGTGTAAACGTAAGTATGAGAGGTGGTTCAAGTGGATCACCAACTAAAACTAAAACTAAAACAAAAGTAAAACCCGCAAAAACCACTGATCCAATTAAATCAACACCATCAAATGATAAAGAACCAAACAGACCAAATTTAGTTAGATCCTCATCATCTCCATCCACACAATCTTCATCCACACAATCTCCATCTAGAATTACAAATCCAAAAACACAAAGAATTTCTAATATGAGAATGAGGACAATGTAATGAAAAAAGGATACGATTCACTAAATGATACTTTTAACACAGATGGTGATGTTGAGGTTGATGCAATAGTGAAAACCAATGAGATAGATAAAGTTGATGAAGTTAAAAAAGATTATGATTATACGAGGGGAAATTTATATTCACTAATAGAGAAAGGACAAGAAGCAATTAATGGTATTATGGAAGTTGCAGGAGAAACTGCAAGTCCAAGAGCGTATGAGGTAGCTGGACAACTCATAAAATCTGTAGCAGATACCACAGATAAATTAGCAGATTTACATAAAAAAGTTAAAGATATAGAGGAAGATAATCCTAAAAAACAAAGCACTGTCACAAATAACGCACTATTTGTAGGATCAACAAGCGAGTTATCAAAAATGATAAAAGACGGTTTACTAAATAATAATAGCTCTGAATAGTCTGTA